AAGGTTGCTTTTCGTAAGGCTTGGACTAGGGCAAGGGAGAGATTGGTGAGCGTGAACAAGGTTGTTATTGGGTCTGGTTGGGTGTGGTTGAAGTCTAGTTCGGAGAATTTCTGATATGTTTATTTATACAGTGACAAAGGGGACAAACGGGGACAATGTCCCAAAATGTCCCTCCGAGGAGATGGGGACAAACCTCCCCTTGTCTATAACAAGGGGTTTGTCTCCTGTCCCTTTGTCCCCTTGTCTCTTTGTTTAAGGAAATTGAAAATGAGTCGTTTAAAGTCAAGAAAAGATGTTCCCAAAGTTGAGGTGAAAAGGTATGAGCCAAGTGCTTGGGATATTCAGGCTAGTGCTTGTCTTACAGAATTGGAGACAAGGAAAGAGCAACATCATCAGAAATGGGGTTGCGAGAGATTGATTACTTTAGTTGACAGTGAGTTTAGGGAGAAGTTTTGGGTGCAGATGGGTAGGGTTTGGGATGCTACCGACAAGAAAGATATTGATAGGCTACGCAAAGCAGTTCAAGGCATGGTCAAAGGTTATGAGGCTTTGGAGAAGTGGGCTACAGATAATGAAGTGCCACAGAATCCACCTATCAAGTTCTTGGAGTGGAAAACTCAGGATGGAAAAATCGTTGCAGTTGTCCAGACCGTCAACGAAAGCCTTGACCTACAGCGTCAACGCAAGGACTTGAGCACGATCTGGACACTGGAAGAGTTTGAGATTGTCCTAGCCGACCCCTTTGTCCAAGAGATCATGTCGTTGAAGGCACTTGACCCAACCGCACAGGTCAAGGTGTTTAAGAAGACTACACCTATCGGGTCTGGCTCTGGCTTTGATGACATGGAAGATGACCTAGAGCCGGTGTATGGTGGGACTGAGCCGCCTAAGATGTTTCACTTGCCGCATAAGAAGTGATGGGCAAAGGCAGACCATCCAGTTTGAATGTCAAATACTTTCAGCGGCAACTCGGTGAGGCTGAAAGGACAATCCTTGCTTGTGCTGGTGATGGAGATATATCGTTGGGGTTTAAAGTTGTCATCGAATCCTTTGCGGTTTTATGGGAAGCTGGATACAGACCTCAGAACGATTTATCTGATTTCTTAGGGATAGATATAGACGAGGTATAAAAACTTGTCCTAACCCTGTTTAAAGGCTTTCTAGAGGTATTAGCAGTTATGGATTCTGCCTAGCCTTTTTTAATATTTGGGAATGCAAATCAATCTCATTCTCAAGTACCCCGATAATGCACCACCCGCCTCTCTCCCTCTCCAGCACCGCCCAAGAAACCCGTTCCGCATTGTGAAATGCAATAGTTATCCACAGGTTATCCACAGGTCGGCATCGAAGTTATCCACATTTGCACAGGTTGGTTTCATTTCCAATCTCAAATTGCAAGTGTTTGTAATACTTCCATTGATTTTGACTTAACATAATGGACATTGTATTAAATGGATTTTGTAAGCGATTTGTAAGCGTCTAGAAAACCCTAGCAAAATCAATGACTTACAGATGTTATCCACACTGTCCACAGTTGCCTGTGGATAACTCGAATCTGGCAAATTGCCTGTGGATAACTTTTGATGGGGGGGAGGGGGGTCGGTCGGTCGGTCAAAGTTGTGGGAGCATCCGCCCCTCTCAAAAAGTGAAAATGGAAAAAGGGGCGAAGAGTCCACTATCCGCTACGAAAAAAAAAGACTATTGACCTCTTATTTGCTATAGTCCCCACCTATCACGCCCACAAAGACAAGGACAATCGTGAAAATAGAGCAAATGGACAGCATCCAAGATGAAGCCCCACAGCCACAGCTAGACAAGAAGAAAGCTGGCAGACCCAAGGGTATCTTTGGTTTAAAGCGTCAGATACAGGAGTACGCAAGGAATCCTGACTTAGCGTTGCCCAAGACTGACAGCCAGCGCATTAAGGACTTGAAGGATATGCTTATCAAGTCTAGCGGTAAGGATGTTGTCGAGAAGATGATCTCCATTGCGCTAAACGACAATCACCCCGCACAGATGGCGGCTATCAAGATGTGTGTTGACCGCACACTGCCTGTCTCTATGTTTGAGAAGGATAAGAGCCAGAGGAGTGCAATCCACATCAATATCACAGGCATTGGCGCACCTACAGTAGAGGCAACTACGATTGAGCCAGATGACATTCAAGACATAGAGGCTAAGAATGGCTGACCTCAACTTTGCGCTATTGCCTTGGCAACAGGAGGTGTATGCCGACAAGACGAGGTTCAAGGTTGTGGTGGCGGGGCGTAGATGCGGTAAGTCTAGGTTAGCAGTCACTACGCTACTGATTGAGGGACTGAGTTGTCCCGCTGGCTCTGCTGTGCTTTATGTCGCCCCCACCCAAGGTCAGGCGAGGCAGATCATTTGGGATGTTTTGCTGGACATTGGCAGGGAGATCATCACCAGTAGCCATGTGAACAACATGGAAGTTACCTTGATTAACGGTGCAAAGATATACATCAGGGGGTCAGACAGACCCGATACCTTGCGGGGTGTGTCTTTGACTTATGCAGTTCTGGACGAGGTTGCTGACATTAAGCCTGAGACTTGGGAACAGGTCATTCGTGCTTCCCTCTCTGACAAGCGTGGCAGAGCGATGTTTATTGGGACACCCAAGGGTAGAAACTGGTTCTATGACCTGTACAACTTGGGGCAAGAAGGCGAAGACCCTGATTGGAAATCGTGGCACTTCACCACTAAAGACAACCCGCTGATTGACCCTACAGAGATTGAATCTGCCAAGAAAACCTTGAGTTCCTTTGCGTTCAAACAAGAATACCTAGCCAGTTTTGACAATGCTGGCTCAGATGTATTCAAGGAAGAGTGGCTAAAGTATGGGGAGATACCTGAACAGGGTTCATACTTCATAGCGGTTGACTTAGCGGGGTTTGAGGAGGTGGCAAAGCAAGCCGCCAACTCTAAGAAGAGGCTAGACCAGAGTGCCATTGCGGTGGTGAAGGTGACAGAGGACGGCAAGTGGTATGTTGAGAAGATTGAGTATGGGCGGTGGGACATCCGCACCACTGCCGCTAACATCTTGCTGGCGATCAGGGACTACAGGCCGCTATCCATTGGGATTGAGCGTGGGGCATTAAAAAATGCGGTACTTCCCTATTTGAGTGATTTAATGCGAAAATCCAATGTATATGCTCATATTGTGGATTTGACGCATGGGAATCGCAAGAAGTCAGATCGAATCATTTGGGCATTGCAAGGACGCTTTGAGCATGGCAGAATCGTGCTTAACAAGGATGAGGATTGGTCGGAGTTCGTTGACCAGTTGCTGATGTACCCATCCCAAGGGGTGCATGATGATCTTCCTGATGCGTTAAGTTATATAGATCAGTTATCTATAACCTCATACTTTGAGGCAGATGATGAAGACGAGTGGCAACCAATCGACATCATTAGCGGGGTTTAAATGGCAAGAGAAGATAGCTTCGACATATTTGGTGCTGACCCATTTGGGCGTGACATCATCTATGGGCTATCTAGTGGAAATGATGGAATGGGTCTTCAACCACCGCCACAGGGTTTGCCTGTAGACACCAGACCTTATGACCAGATGCAAGCAACTCCGAGAAATTTCATCTCTGGTTTGTTCTCTGATGTTCTTGGTGGTACTCTGAATATGCCATCAATGCCTAGAACTGGCATACCCTCACTTGATTTGCTTTACGCTAATAGAAATCCTCTGTTCAACTTGATGGGTGTCGGTGATGTCCAAAAGACTGCTGAACGCATCTCCTATGGTCAACCTCTGACCACAGGGTCGGGCATGACATTACGCCCAAGGGAAGAGACAATCTTTGCGGGGATGGCGGTTGCGCCTTTGGTGGGCGAGGCTGTGAATCTTGGCACTAGGGCTGGTCGTGCTGGCGCAAGGATGGTGGGTGAGCGCATAGCTGAGAATGTGGCGATGGGTAGACCCAATCTGCCTAGTATGTTTGCTGAACCAAGGTCATCATTGTTTGCGGTTGAGCCTAGCCCAATGATGCCAAAGCCTCAAGCACCAGTGTCTGAGTTAGGTTTCTACTCAGCGGCTGAACAAGCCGCATTGAACTTGCCAAGGAATAAAGGTACTGGTCAGTCTTTCCTCAATGATCTGATGAAAGCACCTGATGTCAAGAAAGATGAACTGGCTTGGACAGGATTGGATGACTTCCTCAAAGATAAGCCTAATGTGACCAAGCAAGAGGTGCAAGACTATTTGGCGAGCAATAAGGTTGATTTGCAAGAGGTGAGATTGGGTGAGTCTCCTGTTGAAGACCCTATTGGTATTGCCCAGCGTAAAGCGGTGTTTGACAAGTATGAGCCAGAGATACAACAGCTATATAGCGAACTTGATAATGTCACCGCCAAAAAAAGAAATGCCCTCAAGTTAGCGACGGCAAAATACGACGATATGCTTCTTCAGTTAAACAAAGATGGGTATATGCCCACTGCACAAGATTACGAGGCTTTTAATTTGGCGGAAAGAGAATTAACTCAAGCCAATAGAATGCAGAATGATGATATTGATATAAGAAATAGGCTTGGCAAAATACAAAATATGCGTGATGCAGAAGCTGATGCGGCTTATGTTGTGCCAGAGACCATGCCGACAAAATATAGCAAATACCAACTAGCTGGCGGCGAGAACTATCGTGAGATTTTGCTGAAGTTGCCATCTTCTAAAACATCAATGGAAGAATTTTTAAATGTAGTCGGCAAAAAATATGGCGGTAATACACCAAGAACTCAATGGTCGCCAGAAGATAACGCAATGTATGAAAAATTATTGCAAGAAGAACGAACACCAATTCAATCCGAATATCGTTCATCTCATTTTAGCGACCCCAACATCCTAGCCCACATCCGAGTCAACGACCGTGTAGATGCTGATGGCAAGAAGATGCTACTGGTTGAGGAGATTCAATCCGATTGGCATCAGGCTGGTCGGGAGAGAGGATACAAAAACCCAGAAGCTGACAAAGCATTAGAAATTGAATCTAAAGCTATTGCAAATGAAAGAAAAAATTTAGTTGCAGAATTATCGGAACAAGAAACCAAAAATGGTTTTGTATCTACTGAAGGTCAACTTAGATGGGATAAGTTTAAAGAAAAAGAAGATTTATTTAAGCAAAAAAATAAAGACTTTTCTAATCAAGTACCAGACGCACCATTCAAAGACACTTGGTATCAACTCTCTCTCAAGCGGATATTGAAGTATGCCGCTGACAATGGGTATGACAGGGTTGGGTTGACTACTGGAACTCAGCAAGCCAAGAGATATGACTTAGGCAATGAAGTCAACAGTATTGATGTCGAGTCTGTTGCAGGAGTACCAAATTTACAGTTAGTTGATATTGATGTTATTGGCGGTCAAAAAATTGCATTAGAAGTTGAGAATGGTGTTGTCAGAGAAGGCGAGTTTGCTGGCAAACGATTGAGTGATGTTGTTGGTAAAGAAATGGCGGACAAAATAACAAATGTTGCTCAAGGACAAACAAAGAGTCTGGTTGGAAAAGATTTGCGTATTGGTGGCGAGGGGATGAAGAAATACTATGACGAGGTTTACCCCAAGTTTTTAGAGAAATATGGAAAGAAATGGGATGCTAAAGTTGGTGAGACAAAGATAGCTACTGAAGATAATGCTTGGAATATGGCAGAACAAATCAAGCAAAGAGGAATATCAGATGCACAATGGAGAGCATTAAGCGAAGAAGATAAATTAAAGTTGTGGAATGATATTAAGAAAAGCGTTGGCAGAAAACAAGAACCCATCCGCTACATTGACATTACGCCTAAAATGAAGGAAAGTGTTGGTAAGGGACAGCCATTATTTACTGCAATCCCTGCTGGCACATTGGGTTTGGGTGGCCTTGAGTATGCAGACCCCTTTGCAAACCCTTTAGCAGAAGACACAACAAGGTAACACTATGGCAACAGATAAAGAAGTCAAACTAGAACAGAATGAATTTTATGAGCCTACTGAGGCTGATAAAGAACTGACAGATTTCATCACTAGCCACTGCGACAAGTGGCGAGATTGGCGTGATGCTAACTACCTCCCCGCCTACCTAGAGTACGAGCGCATCTTTCGTGGTCAATGGGCGGCTGAAGACAAGACTCGTGAGTCAGAGCGTAGCCGTATCGTTACCCCTGCTACTCAGCAAGCAGTCGAGACTCGCCATGCTGAGATCATGGAAGCTATCTTTGGACAAGGCGACTTCTTTGACATTGAAGACAATATCCAAGATGTAAACGGCATGGCTATTGATGTTGAGTTGATTAAGGCTCAACTGACTGAAGACTTCAAGAAGGACAAAATCAGAAAAGCTATCGATCAGATCGAATTGATGGCTGAAATCTATGGCACAGGCATAGGCGAGATTATTGTCAAGACTGAAACCGAGTATGTTCCCTCAACTCGGCCTATCCCTAATCAGATGGGGCAAGCGGCAATTGGTGTGATGGAAAGAGACAGAATCTCTGTCAAGATCAATCCTATCAATCCCAAGAATTTCTTGTTCGACCCCAACGGTACTACGGTCGATGACTGTATGGGCGTGGCTATTGAGAAATATGTCTCAATACACAAGATTGTGCAAGGCATTGAGAAGGGTATCTACCGCAAGGTGGACATTGGTACTGCCAGTGAAGACACTGACCTTGAGGCTACCCAAGAGATTAGCCAGTACCAAGATGAGAAGGTATTGTTGTTGACATATTACGGTCTTGTGCCTCGTGAGTACCTAAACAACTTAGAGGAAAACAAGGACATTGTTGACTTGTTCCCTGAGAACTCAGCGGCTGAAGACTACACCGACATGGTAGAAGCCATTGTTGTAATTGCCAATGATGGAATGCTGTTAAAGGCTGAAGAAAACCCATACATGATGAAAGACAGACCAGTTCTGTCTTATCAAGACGATACTGTTCCAAACAGGTTGTTGGGTCGTGGCACAGTGGAAAAAGCATTTAATATGCAAAAAGCCATTGATGCACAGACTCGCAGTCACTTGGATTCACTGGCATTAAGCACTTCCCCCATGATTGCGATGGATGCAACTCGTCTTCCAAGGGGTATGAAGTTTGAAGTCAAGCCCGGAAAAGCTATTCTCACCAATGGCGCACCGAGTGAGATTCTCTATCCATTCAAGTTTGGTCAAACTGACCCAAACAACCTTGCAACTGCTAAAGACTTTGAGAGAATGTTGCTACAAGCTACAGGAACTCTAGACTCAAACGGTATGGTTAGCCAAGCTAGTCGTGATGGTGGCGGTATGTCGATGGCGGTTGCCTCGATCATCAAGAAATACAAGCGTACTTTGGTGAATTTCCAAGAAGATTTCTTGATTCCATTCATCAAGAAGGCGGCTTTCAGGTTCATGCAGTTTGACCCAGAGCGTTATCCCTCTGTGGACATGAATTTCATCCCAACTGCTACCTTGGGCATCATTGCTCGTGAGTATGAGCAACAGCAATTCATTGGTTTGTTGCAGACTTTGGGTGCTGAGACTCCTGTTTTGCCAATTATCCTCAAAGGAATTATTGGAAACAGCAGTTTGTCTAACCGAATGGAGTTGATTGCCAAGTTAGATGAGATGATGCAACCAAATCCTGAACAACAGCAGATGCAACAGATGCAACAGCAGTTGGCTATGCAAGCGGCACAGGCAAATATTGCAGTTCAGACTACTCAAGCTGAACAAAACAGGGCTGAAGCACAGAAATTGTCTGTTGAAACGCAGTTAATGCCTCAAGAAGTACAAGCTAAGATGAGCGCAAGCCTGACAAAGAATCTTCCTAATCAAGATGATCTTGCTTCTAAGGAATTTGACAAGAGAGTTAAGATTGCCGAGTTGATGTTGAAAGAAGCTGACATCAAGAACAAGTCTAAGATTGTTGAATTGCAAATGGCAGAGAAAAACAACAAGATTTCAGGCATGGAATCTGACTTCCTCGACCAATTGACTAGAGAACTGAATGCTGGACAGACAGGAATTCAATAATGGATATTGAAAATCTAGCCAAAGAGTTAATTCTCAAGAATATGACTCCTGAACAGCAGATGGCTGTACTGGAATCAGTGCGTCAGTCTGTTGCCAATGCCAAAGAGGTGCAAAAGAAGAAGATTGGTGAGAATGTTGACTTAGTTGTCCAAGCCTTAAAGAAGATCGAATCTGATATTCGTTCTCGTTTTGACGATGTAGGCAATGCCATTGAAAAGCGTGTTGCTTCTATCCAAGATGGTCGTGATGGTAGTAACGGCAAGGATGGAAGGGATGGCAAAGATGGAAAATCAGGTCGAGATGGCGCAAAGGGTGATAAGGGTGACTCTGGTCAAGATGGGCGTGATGGAGTGGATGGTGTTGATGGTATTTCTGTTACCTCTGCTCGGATTGATTTTGACGGTAGTCTTATCATTGCATTGTCTTCTGGTGTTGAACTCAATGTTGGTGAGGTTGTTGCTCCTGACCTTGCAGAACGCATCAAAGTCATTACTAATGGTGGCGGCACTTCTCAGTCTGTTCTTGATACTCTAGCTTCCCTGCAAACAGAAATTGATAATCTTATTCCTAGCCAGACAGGTAACGCTGGAAAGGTTTTAACCACTAATGGCTCTGTCCTTTCATGGGCTTCTGTTGCTGGTGGACTGAGTTATCAGGGAACTTGGAATGCTTCTACCAATACACCTACGCTGGCATCTGGTGTTGGTGTAAACGGCTACTACTACATCACTGCTACGGCTGGTTCTACTAACCTTGATGGCATTACCGATTGGCAGATAGGCGATTGGTTAATGTTCAATGGTACTGTTTGGCAGAAGATTGACCAAAGCAACTTGGTTACTTCTGTTAACGGACAAACTGGTGCGGTATCGGTTGGCACTGTCACTTCAGTTGCGGCTACGGCAGGAACAGGAATTACCGTAACTGGTAGCCCAATTACTACCTCTGGAACTTTAACCATTACCAACACTGCTCCAGATCAGACGGTGAGCCTGACAGCAAGCACAGGTATTAGCACATCAGGTACTTACCCTAATTTCACAATCACTAATTCCGCACCCGATCAAACGGTAAGTCTGACTGCTAGTACAGGTATATCTACAAGTGGGACTTATCCAAGTTTTACTATAACTAATACTGCACCAGACCAAACTGTTGCATTGACTGCTGGCACAGGAATCAGCACAAGCGGAACTTATCCCAACTTCACAATTACCAACTCTGCGCCTGACCAAACAGTTGCGTTAACTGGTGCTGGTACAACTAGCATCACTGGTACTTACCCTAACTTCACCATTACCTCTGCTGACCAGTTCCAAGGAACTGTAACTTCTGTCACAGGTAGTTCTCCTATTGTGTCATCAGGTGGTGCTACTCCTGATATTTCATTGGCGGCAAATTATGGCGACACTCAGAATCCCTACGCATCTAAGACTGCAAACTTTGTTTTAGCCGCACCCGATGGTACTGCTGGAGTTCCGACATTCAGGGCAGTTGTTGCCACTGATATTCCTACACTCAATCAAAATACAACTGGTACTGCAAGCAATGTTACTGGTACTGTTGCAATTGCCAATGGTGGTACAGGTCAGACTACTGCAACAGCGGCATTTGATGCTCTTGCACCTAGCCAAACAAGCAATTCGGGTAAATACCTAACCACCAACGGTTCTACAACCAGTTGGGCAACAGTTGCTGGAGCAGGAACAGTCACAAGTGTTGGTGGGACAGGCACAGTTAATGGAATTACATTAACTGGAACGGTTACATCAAGTGGCAATTTAACGCTTGGTGGAACATTGGCAAATGTCAGTCTTACAACGCAAGTGACTGGTAATTTACCAGTTACAAATCTGAATAGTGGAACAAGTGCAACTTCAAGCACTTTTTGGCGTGGTGATGGCACATGGGCTACGCCATCTGCATCAGTAACCCCTGCCGCAGTATCAGATCAGAACAACACATCTACTGGTTATTTCGATTTGCCTGTTGGAACAACTGCCCAACGTCCCGGCAGTCCAACTGTGGGAATGATTCGTTACAACACTACTGAATCAAAGTATGAAGTTTATAGCGGAACAGCGTGGCAATTCATTTCTTCTACAGGATACCCATACAACATTGAGTATCTTGTTGTTGCTGGCGGTGGTGGTGGTGCTAGTGGCGGTGGAGGTGCTGGTGGATATAGAACTGCAAATGGTTTTACAGTAACACTTGGAACAAGTTATACAGTTACTATTGGGGCTGGTGGAGCAGGCGGGACAGGTGGTACTTCTGGTGCAGCAGCAACGGCTGGACAAAATTCTGTATTTTCTAACATTACATCAACAGGCGGCGGTGTTGGCTCAAGAACAAGCAACACTGGAGATTCAGGTGGTGGTAATGGTGGTTCAGGTGGTGGCGGCGGTGGAAGTGGAAGTAATTTAATGACTGGGGGAACTGGCAACACCCCAGCAACAAGCCCATCCCAAGGAAATAATGGCGGTAGCAATTCAAGTTTTATTGCGTCTCCTTATCCTGCTGGCGGGGGTGGAGGTGCAACTTCTGCTGGGGCTAATGCAGTAAATGGCACTACATCAGGAGCAGGGGGCGCTGGCACAGCATCTTCCATTTCAGGCTCATCTGTTACATACGCAGGCGGTGGTGGTGGCGGAAGTTTTGGTGGCGGCACGGCTGGTGCAGGCGGTGCAGGCGGAGGGGGAGCAGGAAGTGGAACGACAAATGGAACGGCAGGAACTGCAAATACTGGTGGCGGCGGCGGTGGCGCAATTAACACTGGAACTGGCGGCGCAGGCGGCTCTGGTGTAGTCATTCTTTCTATTCCAACAGCAAATTACAGCGGAACAACAACAGGTTCACCAACAGTTACCACATCAGGTTCAAACACAATTTTGACATTTACTGGTAGCGGTTCATATACTGCATAAGGATAAACATGGCGCACTTTGCAAAAATTGGTTTAAACAACATAGTCACAGATGTTTTGGTTGTTGCCAATCGAGAAACAATGGATGCCCAAGGCAATGAACAAGAATCTATTGGCATTGAGTTTTTGAAAACTCTGACAGGCCATGAGACATGGATTCAGACTAGCTACAACGGCAACATCCGTAAGAACTACGCTGGTGTAGGGCACACCTACGACAGTCAGCGTGATGCGTTTATCCCCCCACAACCATATCCAAGCTGGACGCTGGTAGAAGAAACTTGCCAATGGATTGCGCCTGTTGCTATGCCTACTGATGGCAAGATGTATCAATGGGATGAAGCTACATTGACATGGATTGAGGTAACTCCATGACCCCAGAACTACAAAATTACTACGAAAGTAGGTTTGAAATGATGGGGATGGAGGGTTGGAAGGATTTGTGCATAGATATTGACAATATGATAGAGTCACTCAATAATCTAAGCGTTATTCCTGATGAAAAGACCTTGATGTTCAAAAAAGGTGAACTTTCCATCTTGACTTGGCTGAAAACCTTGAAAGAGGTCAGCGAAAGAGCGTATGAGGAATTGAATGAAAAGAATGTTTGATTTTGCCTGTGAAAATGGGCATAAAACTGAAAGACTTGTTGATTATGAGACAACAAGTTTTCGATGTGAGTGCGGAGAAACAGCCAACCGTACTCTATCTGCTCCAAACTTCAAGTTAGAAGGGTGGTCTGGTTCTTTTCCATCAGAGCATGGAAGGTTCGAGAAAAAACACCTAGATCAACTGAAGTGGGAGCAAAAACACAACTCATAAGCAGAAATGCCGAGTTGAATGTCCTAGAACCGATAACGGCAGGAAAAAGGTAAAAATATGTTGATTGACAATGAAGATGAGTCGCTAAGTGAGTTAGATGCAGTTGAGCAAAAGAAGCAACTACCTGAAGTAGCACCCTTATCCGAGATGCCTGAGAAATACAGGCAGAAATCTTTGGAAGAAGTGGTCAAAATGCACCAAGAAGCTGAGAAGTTAATTGGAAAGCAAGCGCAGGAAGTTGGGGAAGTGCGGAAGCTGGCAGATGAACTTATAAAGCAAAACCTCTCCTCTAAACAACAACCTATTGAGGAAGAGCCAGAAGTAGATTTTTTCGAGAATCCACAGGCGGCGGTTCGTAAGACTGTTGATAACCATCCCGATGTACTTGCGGCTAGACAAGCTGGTCAAGAGTTCAAAAAGATGCAGATTCAGCAAAAGCTGGCGCAAGAACACCCTGATTTCGGTCAGATTGCTCAAGATGCAGACTTTGTGAATTGGGTGAAATCTTCACCTATTCGCCTTGGTTTGTATGCAAAAGCTGATGGTGAGTTTGACTATGACAGTGCAAACGAATTGTTAAGCACCTATAAGCAGTTGCGAGGAATTAAGGCAAAACAGACTACAGATGCAGGGGAAACTCAGCGCAAGTCAAACCTTAAAGCGGCAAGTGTCGATGTAGGTGGAAGTGGAGAATCTGGAAAAAGAGTCTATCGCAGGGCTGATCTAATTCGGCTGAAGATGACTGACCCAGATCGTTATGAGGCGTTAAGCGGAGAAATCATGCAAGCGTATCAAGACGGCAGGGTTAGATAATTTAACTTATCGTTTTTTGGAGATTTAACATGGCAACATCATTTTCCCCCACAAACTCAGTTACGGTAACAACCGCTGAAAAATTCATCCCAGAAATTTGGTCAGATGAAATCGTTGCGGCTTACAAGAAAAACCTCGTTTTAGCTAACTTGGTTATGAAGATGAACTTTAAAGGTAAGAAGGGTGATGTAGTTCACATCCCTGCACCTACAAGGGGTTCTGCTTCTGCTAAAGCCGCTGAAAC